TTCATTTTAATGATTTTACATATTCTTTTGTGATCCGTCCTCTTTTCTCTCCTTCTGATTCAAATGATCGATTCTTTTTATCGGAGCGTGCTTCAATCTCTCCTGCAATGGCAGCGTAGGCCGCCATATCAACGTAGCTGTCTTTTTTATGTTGGTGCATGAGCCGTGCTACTTTCACCAAGGCCATACACACCGCGACGTCATGGGGGGTTACTTCTTTTCGGAGGAAAATAGACCACAACGCCGCAATGTTCGTGTGATTAGTGAGCTTGTCGCCATAGTCCTTATGGCGGTTGCCACCAATTAATTTTTTTGATTCTTTTAAAATATCCTGTGAGATCATGCTACCCTGCTCGCATAATGAAAGATGGGCTCATATTCATATTGTCCTTCGGTTCGATGAACAATATATAATTCTTCCTTGGCTCTTGTCGCACCGACGTAGAAAACTCTTGCTTCATCATCTCTTCCTTGTTGGCTTTCTGTATATGACCTGTAAGGGGCATAGGATAGATCGGTTAATAGCATAATTTTTTGTCTTTCACCACCCTTGGATGCGTGAATGGTTGACACTTCAATGCGAGGAACAGCGTCAAGCTTGTTGCCCGAGCGCATTACCGCACGCAGATAGGTTTTACGACGCTGCAATCCCTTGGAATTCAGCATGTCATACCAGGCTATTTCCCTCACACTGAGGGTTTTGTCTTTGGATATTTTAATTGTTTCCCGCAGGCCATACTCTTTAATAAGATCTTCCAGGCTGTATGTCCCTTCAGGTTGTCCCTTGAACACTCCGTAATTTCTCTTGATCCGAGTGCTGTCCATATGATGATAAATGACATCACATGCCACTCCTGAGATGGACTTGCCGTTTTGAAGATCGGTCCACGCCCTGATGGCCTCAATGTATTTAAAACTTATGGTTGGAAAACCGTATCGCTTGTAAAGCCATCCGTATGTTTCCAATGCCTCACACACCTGCTTTACAACTTCGTGAGTCCTGCATAAAATCAACCACTCACCTTCCTGCAATCCTTGATTCAAAGGTCTGATATTTAAGACTTTTCTTATCCCCATTTCATCTCTTGGTTTATATTGTTTTGGGATGCGTTGGGATATTGACTGTCCAAGTTTTGTGGCAAGACTGTGTACGCTTATAGGAATGCGGAATGATTGAGTCAGAGGAATGATAGTGTTGTCATAATTCTTAGCCATAGCTATGAAGTGTTCTATGTCTGCGCCAGCCCATCTGAAAATAGCCTGATCATCATCCCCTGCTATGTAGGTTTCAATTGCTCCAGATCGTTGCTGAATCATATCCACCACCTGCCATTGCTGGGCGCTGAGATCTTGAGCTTCATCAATGAATAGATATTTCAAGGGAGGAGGGTTTTGTTTCTTTAAAAAATTAACAAAATAATCAACATATTCATACTTGTCCCTGTCTTCTTTAAATTTTCTTAAATCTAAATCCATTTGTTCGATGAGCTTGCGTGCTCCGTAATTGTTCAAGGTATTGTCTCTGAAAACTTTATATAAGCGATCCCTGTCATCAGGATATTTAGCGTATGAGAGATTAATAATGTCCTGGTATTCACTCTTCGCTGTTGGCATAGAGATATCAACACCGTTTCCTTTTTTCATTTTATTGACATATTCGTGGCCCGTGATCCGTGATAACTCTTCATAGTCATGATCGTCCATGATCTGCGCTTGCTGAAGCTGCAACCGACGATACGCCAGGGAGTGCAACGTGGAGAAATAGGGATACAGGATCTTAACCGTCTCCTTCGTGCATTTTTGCTTGGAGTCCTTAACAATGCGATCACGTATTTCTTCCGCCGCTCTCACGGTGAAACTGAAGTAGCCGATTTCTTTCGGAGTGCATACGCCCGCCTTGATGAGCTCTTCCACTCTATCTTTCAAATAAGTTGTCTTCCCTGTGCCAGGAGGTCCTATGATAACGTGTCTATGCATCTTTCATGCTTTCTAAGATAGCCAGCCCTAAATAATAAGGGATGGCCGGAATTAAACTATTTCCTAGAGCTTTAAGTCTGTGTACCCTGTCTGGTATCCCATGAGCCACTCGACCCAATTCGGGTTCAACTGCCCACCAACCTTCTCCCCAAGATTGCTTTTTCCCCTGTCCGTCGTGCTGTCCTTGTACATGAACTCTCTCGGTGTCGGCCACAGTTTCACTGCCGCTGGAAGCATCACCTGGAATCCCTTCTTCTTGATGTCCCTCGCGTACCTCCCGTTGTCGTTCACATCCTGTTTCCACATTCCTTTTGAGGGTGTTGGCCACATCAGATCGGGATGCTTCACTTGATCGTTCAGTGAGATTGGCATTCCCTTGTCCAATTTCATTTTCATTCTTTCCTTGGAACTCGCTCCCCTGTCGCAATGAGCGTCTGGTGTCCTCCACATGTTTGTCACTGCTTTTCCGTATTGAATCTGTTCCGCCAGGTTTCCTGGTGTCACTGTCTTCCTTCCTATGCTTTCGCGATATTTTTTTCTTTTCTCCATTGACTCCTTGGATCTCTTGCTGATCGTTGTTGCGCTCGGAGTAAGCCAATATCCAGACTCTCTCTCTTTTGTGGTTGGCGCCGACGCTACTAGCGCTAATACTAAATGTCCTTGTTCGGTAACCTTCACTCTCCAGGTCCGACAATACGGAGTCCAGACCGAGTTTAATATGCCCACTAACGTTTTCTCCACACACCCAAGACGGCCGACATTCTTTGATAAGCCTAAAACAGTCTGGCCAGAGGTGTCTCGGATCTTTTTCACCCTGTTTCTTTCCCGCGTTGCTGAAGGGCTGACAAGGGTAACCGCATGTGATAATGTCGATGGGTCCGAGTCCGTCTTCTTTGATCTTGTCATAAGTCAGCTCCTTTATATCTTTATATTTTTTAACATAAGGCCAATGCTTTTGCAGCACTTTTCTTGGAAACTCTTCAATCTCGCAGAACGCCGCTGTTTCAAAGCCACCTGTGGCCTCCATTCCCAGGCTAAAGCCTCCAATCCCGCTGAACAGATCCAGATGTCTTAGCATCAATACACCTCATCCGTTTCTTTGAAATCTCTTTCCTTCAGTTCGTATTCAGTCTCTTGAATATCAATTGGTATTTTCCAACAATGAGTGGAGTGTCCTTCAATCTTAAGCTTGTCTGTTGATCCTTTCAGTTCATTAAATATTTTCATCTGGTGTGTTTCATTTATTTTTGTAAAGCGTTTGGTTTTTAAGAATTCTCGGAAGGATTGTGGTTTGAAATAAAAATATCCTTCGTGTTCATATGTCTGGCCGAGGCGAATTTCATCACGATCTTTAGCTCCTTTTGTGTTACTAATGAATGTTTGAAGATGAGAAAGGAACTGTCCTTTCACTGTCACTTCTCCTGGAAGAATGACATAATCTTTTTTCTCTTTCATTATGGCTAAAAGTTCATCCACTCTTTGCGCCCAAACTAAAGGGCCGACGGGCCGTGGGCTTGTATCCGCTTGTGCGATACAGGCTTTACGGTAAGCGGGGTGATCCGCCAGTTGATCCACGTTGAGAATAATGACCTGTCCGTTATGAGTCAGTTCATACATAGGATTATCCGACACCCATTTCTTCAGACTGGAAATGTCATCTGTTGCCGAGTTTCCAATTCCATACTTGCGGGTCTTACATTTAATTTTTTCGCATACTGATTTAAAAGTAGGCTCTTCGCACCGATAAAAATATTTATCATCTCCGACTTGTTTACAAATGGTCAGAACCTCGCGTGAGGGAAGAGGAGGCCTGAAATATCTTGTATTGTACTCATCCAATTTGGCTTCTATGTCGTCAGGAAATCGTTCCCGCAGATAAATACCAACTTGAAAAAGGCATTGGTTGCGGGATCCCTCACTGAATCCTTGTTCAGCCAGGGTTACAATGCACGGAGGAGCGCCTTTGAAATCTTCTCGAGTGTCAACTGTTTTAGGAATATCAACCTTACTGACTTGTAATATGACTTTTGTTTCATAATATTCTATAAATTTTCTTAACGTATCTAATGCATTACCTTCATCATCAAACGCATATCTTGTTGGGTGTTCTTCATGGTTATAGGGCAGGTTTAAAAAATTACCTGTGGCCTTGGGGTTCAGCTCAATTTGTTTTGGGAATATCTCTGAATCAGCGTAGCCCAGCCATGCAGCTATCTCTGTTAATTTTAGCTGCATATCTTTGGCGGTTGCTGGTTCACGTACAAATAAATATATATGTGCGCCACCACTTTTTGACCTACATACAACCAGTGGTAGTTTCTTTTCGACAATTTTTTTAATTAATTCCTTGTGATCCAGCCCATCGTAGGAATCTATGTCAATGGCTCCCCAATTACAGGTATTGCCTTCACGAATAGGAATGATTCCTAGACTGGGTTCACGACCTTCCAGATGATCGTACCATTTTTCTTTTGTAAGTTGTTCTTTTTGGATCCAGGACTTGGCTTCAATTTTACCTGCGTCATTTTTAGCTCGACTTTGCGTCTGACCGTAGGCTCTTTCGAGTCCACTGAATATTTGTATAAATTTTTCTTTGTCGTCCATAAATCTTTCTCATTCATTATTGAAGAGGCGAGGAATCAGACTCGCCTCTTCTTATCTATGCAGATAAATTACACATTCTAAAGGTTAAAAAAGAATATATAACTTAAGCGTTTAGTAAGGAGTTTTTTCCCCAGTGTCAACCTCGTCTTCCTCATGCTTGACTTTTATTTCACCTTTGTCCACGCTTTCAGCAAACGCTTTCGCTTGGTGATATATGTTAGCATCCTCGACAGGTCCCACACGGGAAATGTCCCAACCAAACCAATTACCTAGATCATTCGATTCCGCAACCGTTTTCAACAGGTAGAGGTGGGAGTATGAAGGAGGAGTGAATAAACCTTTTGTACCCTTCATTTTAAGACCCAGCATCAAAGAGTTCCATCTCTTTGATTTTTTACGCTGAGTACTTTTCATGGCAACAAGAACCTGGGAAGGAGTTCCATCGTTGCCAAGAATCAAGCAAAAGTGATTGGCGGTATCTTCAATGTAGTTACCGTTGTCCAATCGATCTTTTTTCTGATCATCGCGAGTGGTCTGCGAAAGAATATTACTTTCAGCTGGATAAATGTTTACAGGCGCACCTGTTCCCTTTCCTCTATCCATCCACTCAATGTACTGACGTTGGTAAGCGCACGGAATAACTTTTACTCCCGCCTCGCCATCGTATATTTCTTTTGTAAGCGTGTTGTAGATCATTCCACTCTCCGCCCCCTCTATGTAAAGAGGATCCCTTTTCTTGATCTGGGGTGACGTGTCACTCAGAATACGAAGAAAAGGAATAGCTAAATCGTCCATCCCTAGATTTTTCAATCCCGCGTTTGCATCTTTTTCAAAGATACCAGAATCAAATTCAATGATGTTCGTTTGTTTTTCCTTCTTCTTTATAGCGTTTGCCATATTTTCTCCTTATTTTTTATTTTGTCGGCTGATTTTTGTTTTTCGGCCAAAGTGCAGAAAAAATAACTCTTCTGGCAGACTTTTGCCTTCTTCATGCCACTTTGTAATAGTGGCTTTCAGTGTACCAGCGTGCACCGAAACTTTTACTTCAGGGATTAAACCCATCTCTTTAATTGTCTCTTCGAGATGTTTTGCTTTATTTCCTTCTCCCTTACCGAAACGCATAGCTACTTGATTCTTGATTATATCTCCTAGACCGTTATCTTCTAGCCATTCATAACAAGCAGCTTGTCTTTTTAAATCTTCTTTTGGAATAGAGCAGTGAATGTTTTCTACAATCTCTACCTTTGATCCATCATACATTTCTGTTGATGTCATTCCTAATTCTGTCATTTTCTCGGGAATAATTTCCTCTGATAATTTACGCAACTGTTCTTTAAAATTCTTTAATTGATCTTCGTGTGCTTCAATTGAAGCCTCTAGTGCTAACTGTGATCTTAGCAATTCAGCTACAGATTCTAGACCTGTTTGCTTTATGTTCGTTACTGCGTCACCTTCAAAGTTTATCCTGCTCATTAATTTCGCCTTTCTCATTAATGTTAACACTTACAGAATAATATCTCTTTTGGATTTTATCCCATTTTAGTATTTTAAATCTGCCCCTGTTTATATCAGAAGCGATGCAACATGCAATACCCATTGCAGCTGGATCTCCCATCATAAGTAAATGGTCATTATCGTCAAAATCTTTAAGTTTTCTGCGTAATTTTTTTATGGCTGGCTGTGGACTAAACATGATTTGTTGTCCACTCTCAAATAGTAAAACAATGTCGCCGTATTCCTGGGCGCTCAGTACATTTATATAGGGATTTTCTTGAACTAAAAATACCGTGGGTCTTTTTTCTTCTTTATCCTGCTTGAATTCCATCCTTCTGCGAGTCCTTTATCTCTTGTTTTTTGTTTCCGCAAGTATTATATAGCTGTCTTAGAAAGTTATGATGAACTATAGATTTAAAACCAAGCCTTTTCAACATCAATTAGATGCTTTGGATGAGAGCTGGAACAAGGAAGTATGGGCTTTATTCATGGAGATGGGTACCGGTAAGACCAAGGTATGCATCGATAATGTGGCCATTTTATATGATAAAGGAAAAATTAATGCGGCTCTAGTTGTTGTTCCCAACGGAATTAAACGCAACTGGCACAATGAACTGCAAATTCATATGGCGGATCATGTTTCCTACAGAGTGGGAATATGGTCTTCCTCTCCACGAAAAGCGGAGAAAGAGGAACTTGATCAGTTGTCCGTGATCAGTGATGACCTGTCCATCTTGATTATGAACATTGAGGCGTTCTCCACTAAGAAAGGATATCAGTTCGCCTACAGTTTTCTTTTGCGCAATAGCGCTTTATTGTGCGTGGATGAATCCACTACCATAAAGAATCATAACGCGTCCCGTACAAAAAATATTTTAAAACTACGCCCTATGGCGAAGTATCGTCGCATCATGACGGGAGCACCCGTCACTAAATCTCCTTTAGACCTGTTCAGCCAGTTGCAGTTTCTTGATCCCTGGTTGATTGATCAGCAAAGCTACTACAGCTTCAGGGCCAGGTACGCGGTGGTCGTGCAGCGCAATGTCGGATCACATTCCTTTCAGCATGTCGTGAAGTATCAGCGCCTCGATGAGTTGCAGGGAAAAATAAAAAGTTTTTCCACGAGGATCCTAAAAAGTGAATGTCTGGATCTTCCAGAGAAGCTGTATACAAAAAGAACAGTGGCTATGACGATGGAACAAATGAAAGCTTACACAGAAATGAAAAAAGCCGCAATGACTTTCCTGGAGAATGAAAAGATGATGACAGCTGCCACAGTCCTGACGCAGTTAATACGGCTTCATCAAATAACGTGCGGACACGTCAAGACGGACGATGGCATTGTGATGGCGATAAAAAATAACCGCATTCAAGAACTATTAAACATACTGGAGGAGACAAATGGTAAAGTCATTATATGGGCTGTTTATCGCCACGATATACAGGCCATTGAAAAAGCTATCGGTGACATCTATGGTAAGGAAAGTGTGGCGTCTTATTATGGTGATACCAAGGATACTGATCGTCAGCATATTGTGGATCGCTTTCAGGACAGTGATAGCTCTCTCCGCTTTTTTGTTGGAAATCCAAAGACAGGAGGCTATGGGCTTACTCTTACTGCTTCTCATACTGTCATCTATTATTCTAATGATTACAGTTTAGAAGTGCGGATGCAGTCCGAGGACCGCGCGCATCGAATCAGTCAGACAAGCAAAGTGACTTATGTTGATCTTATCGCGGAGGGAACAGTTGATGAGCGCATTGTAAAAGCGCTTAATAACAAAATTGATCTCGCCAGCCAGGTGATGGGCGAGGATCCAAAAAAAATATTATTTTAGGGGGTACAATCATACCACTCACATGCTACAAAGGCCCTGAGGGTACCTTAAAATGATAAAAATTTTGGCAGAAATCAGTCGTTTCGCTTGTTGTCGGCTTTTATCAATATGTCGAGCATTACTTCCAATTTTATCACTCGTTCCTTTATTTCTGGAATATCTCGTAGTACTACTTGTTCTATTGTTCGCTGCTTCTCTTCTAGTGCTCGCACTTTTTGTGACAGCATGCCATACACACTGCCGGCACTTACTAGAATCATGGCGAACCAGACGACGTTCCGAAAATTAAAATCTTTTTCCATCATCCGTACCTGCCTCTTCCGCCGAAAAGAGAACTTAATCCACCAAACATTGAATAAGGATTAAATCCACCGTAAAATGAACGAGGAGGTTGTTGTTGCATCGGAGAAGATTTATTTAAACCGGCGATTCCTTCCTCTATCTTGCCCAGACGATCACTGATGCTGCTGAACTGTTCCCCAAAGCCTCCCATTTGTTCTCCTAGTCCTCCTAAAGTGGATTCAAATCCACCCATTCTTTCTCCAAGTCCTCCAAGCTGTTCGCCGAAACCTCCTATTTGTTCACCATATCCTCCAAGTGTTTCTCCGTATCCCCCTAATTGCTCTTCAAAACCTGTTATCTGCTCTCCCATTCCTTTAATTCCCCACGGATCCAGTTGCTGTTGAATTGGTGGTTGTTGAGGATGCCATCCTCGTGGTGGGAATTGAGGCTGTTTCGGACCTCCCCAGTTTCCAGTCATACCGGGTCGGCCACCAAGTCCAGTTATACCAGCTCCCGCAGATTGTATTAAGGGATTAAATTGTCTTCTTTCATTAGGATTGAACTGCATTGTTATCCCTCGGCTATGGAATCGTTGATCGCTTTTAATTTCTCATAGGTTGACATGTTGGCGTAACCGCCATCATCATATTTTTTCAGGTAGCCACCCTGATTAAAGCCCCAATCATCTGTTATAAAGTTTTCTTTTATATAGTCTTCCCTTAATTCGGGTGTTTCTCCGCCACTCCAATCGAGCGGTCGGTTGGCCGTGTTCCATCTTATCTGGTCCTGGAACTCACTCGTGCCTGGCTGTTGCCACTTCTTAAACGGAGAATAAGCAACCACCCCTTCCCACGGGAGGCGTTCCATTCCTTTATCCTGGGCTTCTCTCATCTCATTGTAGAAGTCATCAAGCAGGTCATCCTGATCAATCCACGCCGTATCATCCAGGGATCCCCATCCCCATCCTTCATTTACTGCTTTTATTTTTTGCTCCCTAGTAATTGGCACGTTTTGTGAAACATCCAATATGTCCGTTTGATCTAACGCGTCTGAGATTCTTGGCTGTATTTCTCCCATCCAGTCCTCCACTTCGTCGGGACCGGAAGTTCTTGTATCAACGTCCTGCGTTGGATCATAGGCGATTGTCTGAGAAGTGTCATTCACACCAAATAAAATTTCCTTAGCCAATGCTAATTCTTTTTCTGCATCATCCATAATTTTATTCTCTGCATCCTTTATGTCGTCTCCCAGGATTGCATTAGTCCAATCCTCATTAAAATCCTCATTCCCAGCTTGCAATAACTCCTGAGCGCTTTTTTGAGAGCTGGTCATTTCCTTGTTGATGGTGTTAAGAAGCGACTCTTCCGTTGAATTCAGACCCGCCAACTTTTTAAACTCTTTTTTTAGTCCTGGTCCTACATTTGATAAATCATTCATGAACTTGTTCTTATGAAACCCCAAGGCCTCAGTCA